TTAACTGTAGAGCTCGCATACACGTACAAGCCACCTGTCTTATCCAGTACGACAACATCGAATTGGGTTAGTCAGAATGCTCCAAACGTGCTTTTATATGGTTGTGTTTTAGAGGCACTTGGATACTTGAAAGGTCCAGCCGATATGATACAATACTATGATAAAATGTATAATCAGTCTGTACAGGCTCTAGCCACATATGAGATGGGGCGTGACCGTAGAGACGAATTTCGAGATGGCGTTATTCGTATCCCTCTCGAGTCTAGGAACCCATAGGAGATTATTATGGCAATTACACAAGCTGTATGCAACAGTTTCAAAGTGGAGATCCTGAAAGGCCTACACGATTTTACGGCTACGACGGGGAATGCTTTTAAACTAGCGCTATATGACAACGAAGCAACATTAAGTAAATCAACAACTGCTTTCACACAAACTGATGAAGTGGCAAACTCAGGAACTTATTCTGAGGGTGGCGGAGCTTTAACATCTGTTACACCAACTTTATCAAGTGACACTGCTGTATGTGATTTTAATGACATATCATTTACAAGTGCAACTATATCTGCACAAGCTGCTGTTATTTATAACAGTTCAACTGTATCTGGTTTGACAACAAACGCAGCGGTGTGCGTTCTTGATTTTGGCGCTGTTAAATCTTCAACTGCTGGTACGTTTACAATTACGTTTCCTGCTGCTGAAGCAACTGCTGCAATTTTAAGAATAGCATAGGAGATAAAACATGGCCTCTATCCAAGGATGGGGCCGAGAAACTTGGAACAGTGGTGCCTGGTCGGAGCAAGCACCTGTATCTGTTACAGGTAATGGCCTCACGTCATCTCTAGGTACTGAGACAGTTACCACTGACCAAAATATTTCAGTAACAGGTATTGGACTTACCTCTACGGCAGGCACTGCTGTAGGTACAGGTATAGCTCAGGTTAACCCTACTGGCATTGCACTTACTGCATCTTTAGGTGAAGAATCTGCTGTAACAGATCAAAATATTTCAGTAACAGGATTAGGCACTACTTTATCTGTAGGTAATGAAACAACCTCCGTAACAAAAACTACAGGTTGGAACCGTGATACCGACATTAATACTGGTAACTCTATCGGTTGGAGTGAACAACAATGGGGCGCTGTTGGACTTTCACAAGCTTTAACAGGTCAAGCTCTAACTGCATCTTTAGGTGAAGAGTCGCCTGCAACAGATCAAAACATTTCTGTTACAGGGCTAGGCACTACATCCGCTATAGGAACATTCTCTATTTCAGGTGACGGACAAACTACTATTGTAGCTGGTGCTGAAACAGCTATGCAATCAGCTGTTGGCACTGTAGAAGCTGATCCTGAATTTGTTGTATTCCCAAGTGGTAACGCTTTAACTTCAGCCGTAGGTACGGTTGGAACATCTGTATTTGTTACGGGTGTAGGCTTAACCTCTAGTCTTGGTGAAGAAACTCAAGAAACGAGCTATGAAGCACCTAGTGTTTCTGCAACATCTAATGTCGGAACTCTAAATATTCGTACGGATGTAAGCTTTACAATAACAGGAGTTTCTGGTACAAGTGCAACTGGTATTTTACAAGGGACCTTCTGGTCACAAGTAGATGACTCAAACAGCGATGTTAGTTGGACTGAAGTTCACAAAGCTGCATAAAAGTTTTGACAAACTTTAAAATAATCATTAAATTTTGAATTAGGAGATTAAATGGCATCAACATTTTCGACAGGTTTAAGAATAGAACTACAAACCACTGGAGAAAATTCAGGAACTTGGGGTACTATTACTAATAATAACTTTTCTCAAGTATTTGAATTTGCTATTGCCGGTGTTTATGCAAAAACTCTTTCTGGGACAGGGCCTACTACTTTAACAAACAATGATGGACCACAATCTCAAGCTAACAATGAGGCAAGACAAAACCAAATAATTTTTTCTGGAACTATTTCTACTACTCACATAGTTCAGTTTCCAACTACACAAAAAACTTACGGACTTTACAACAACATTTCTGGTGGCGCTGATGTCACTGCAAGGTTAGGCGCTACAGGTAACACACTAACAATTTCTAATGGTAAATATAGATTAGTTTCTACAGACGGAACTAACTGGTATGATATTTTTACACTCGCTGGTTTAGGTGAATCTTGGATTGAAAAAAGTGGTAACTACACAGCTTCAGATGGGGACAACATATTTGTTGATACGTCTGGCACTGCTGTAACTATTACTTTACCTGCTTCTCCTTCAATAGGAAACCAAGTTAAAATAATTGATTCACACGGTACATCAGGAACCAACAATATTACTGTTGCAAGAAATGGTTCTAAAATACAAGGTGCAACATCAGATTTAACAATTTCAACTAATCGTGCTGGTATAGCGTTGGTGTTTTATGACAGTGACAACGGTTGGTTATTAAAGTATAACGATTAATTATGGCTAACTTACAAGATATAGTAAACAGAAGTGAAGTAGGGGCTATCAAGCCTTGGACAAAAGCAACAGCTCCAGATGGTTATTTGTTGTGTGATGGCTCAGCCGTTTCAAGAACAACTTATGCAGATTTATTTGCAGTTGTTGGAACTACTTACGGCACAGGTGATGACTCAACTACTTTTAATGTTCCTAATCTACAAGGTAAAATGCCTCAAGGTTTTGATGGAAACACATACAACTTAGCAGGCACAGGTGGAGCAAATACTGTTACCGTTTCTGTAACAGACAACAAAGCTGCAACGTCTACTTCTACACAATCTGTAACTATTACAGGTAGTATTGACAATACATCTTTAACAGAAGCACAGTTAGCAAGTCACGGTCATCCTATTTTTACTCAATCAGGTACGGGTGGTTCGATGATGGCAGGTCGTGGGTTCACTGGTTTTTATAGACCGGGTCAAGGTAGAAGTCAAAACTCGCCATTTACTATTTCATTGGCTACTGAACAATCTGCAAATATTCAATTTACTAATTCTGGATCAGGTACAGGTCATAACCATAGTCATACTTTATCAGGAACTTTAACAGGTAATATTACAACAAACTTAACTGGTTCTGTTACGGCTTCTGGAACAAATTCATTTTCACCTTTTGTGGTGGTTAACTACATAATTAAACATTAGGAGACATTGATGGCAACACAAATTGTAATACATAACGGTAGCTCAATTTTGTTAGATGATTCTTACAGAATAAGTTGGGCAGACAAAGGTAAAGATTGGGTAGATGGTTGGGTACCAAATACAATTCATGCTGTTATTTATAACAATCTCGCAGGTCCAAATGAAATTCAAAACAAAGATGCATCAACAGGAATGATGACTGGTAATACTTCATTATCATCTACAAGTGATGCAGTCGGATCTACGACAATAGCTGCTTTGTTAACATGGGGAGAAACTAGAAAAGGTCAAATTCAAAGTGCTAGGTTAGATCGTGATAACTACGAAGAAAACGCATTTACTAAATGGGTTGACGATGGAAACCAAGCTGAAGATTTTCATCCGGGTAATAGTGCTACAGCCTCTCATATTGATTGGTCAAAGACATGGATTGACTTTGACGAAAATTATTCTTAATTAAATTAACGAATCCAAGTAATAATTGCGTGTCTATCTCCGTTAGTAACGGGCATAACTGCATGAGGAAAACAAAAATTACTAGGAAATACTACGACACTTCCAGCTTTCTTTTTCACAATATGCTCACCCTCAAAAAAAGAAAAATCACCACCGTCGTATTCATCATTTAAAATAAAAGAACAACTTAAAACCCTTGGATGTAAATCAAAATGGTCAGTATGTGTTTTGTATTCACCTTTTTCAGATCCTTTGTAAATCAAATGAATATATCCTGTGTCTTCTGTTGTTAATCCTGTACCAAAATGTTGAAAAGTTTGAGCATATTTTCTTAAAACTTTACCTACACCCTCGTAAATTTTTTTATCAAAATCATTATTTAATCTATTTTGATAACAGTTTCTGTAACTAGATTCTGTTGTGTCGTCATCTATCCTTGCTCTTTCAAAATCATTAAAGTTAATGTTGTTTATAATATTTGTACGTGTTTCTTGATCAAGAATATTATCGTAGCATTTGATGTAGTCTGTGAGATTTATCATTTAAAAGATTTTTTGCTCCAAAAATATTTCTTATATCTATCCATCCATTCATTATTTAAAATATTTAGAATTTTACTATGTGCCTTTTCATAATAAAATCCTGACCACATTTTCCATGGTTCTCTTTTAAAGGGTATAACTTGCACCATTGGCTCACCTCTTTTAAATAAAAATTGTTCATCTCTTTTTTTAAGAAAGTAGGGAAAATTTATTAAATTAAGATATGTATCTGTGTCGACTACTCCCGGAATAATATCAAATCTTTCTTCCATCCTGTTCATTGGTTGTACAAATAAACAACTATAACCCGGTGGTGTTTTGATAAGCCATTTGTTCATAAATTTACCGACTTTTTTGCCAGAAATTTTCTGCCACTCTTTAGGTAATTGTTCTTTATCGTGAAATTCAGAAGAGGCATTTTTATTAGCTGGCGTTACAGAAAAATCATTTTCTATTGGATCCACTAAGTAGTCTTGATCAAATGGTATGATGTAACCTAGAATCAAAGAATCAAGAAATGGCACACATGTTTTTACCGTAGGATCATGCAAGTTGTCATCTTTGAATCTTTTAAGTTTTTTGTATTCGTCAGGTATAAATCTTGATGCTGGTTTTGGGTTTGGCCAAATATCTTTCATATTCCCATCTGTCGCAATAAATTTAATTTTATTTTCAAACAATTTTTTTACCTACAAAATTAAAAGACATTGATCTTCTAATAGGGTCTTTATCATTTGTTTTAAATGGAAAAACCATATGCATGTGAGAGGCCTCAAAAATATAAAAATGACCAACTACAGGTTGAAAAAAATTTACAGAATCTCGAGGATAAATAAAACCTAATGAACCATCTCTAAATTTATGTTCATGTTTGACGTCATTAATTAAGTTTGGAACTTTTAAAAACATTACTGTTGACCAACCTGTTTTATCATGATGTGTATGAGGAGGATTGTATTCATTTGGCTTCATGTCATTGATCCACATAGATGTTATGTTTAAATCTAAAACAGGAGTATCGATTAAACCAAAGTGATTCATCGACATTATATAATCATTCATGTAACTTCGTAATGTATACATAATTGGAAGCCCCGGTACAAAATCTATAACACTTAGCTCAGTGTCCATTCTGCCCGCTAACTTAGGTCCTTTATCTTCTAAGTTATTCTTGGATTCATCAAAGGCATTATTTAATTCTTCTATTTCTTTAAGAGGAATTTCGTATCTTTTTATAATTCTACCACTTAGAAATGTTTTGTTCATTCTTTTTTAAGCACCTATATCAAATTTTTGTCAAGAAAACAATTTAAAAAAATTCTGTTGCAGAACAGAAAAATATGCTTACATTAGGTTCTCACCAAAATTAACAATCATAGGAGAAAATATGGAAAACGAAGACATAAATAAAGCCATTGCCTACCTTGCAGATAAGGTGAGCAAATATCACGAAAGACTATTAGCTGTAGAAAGAGATACTGAAAGACACATGAAGAACACAGAGCAGCATTGTTGTGATGATTGTGATTGTAAAAAACCTAAGTAAAAAAGTTATTAATAGAATATCTAAAAGATCCATTGCCATTCCATTGAAGAGGAGTGTGATAAACATCGGATGTAAAAAAGATAGCTCTATTTGGTTTAAAACCAACATGCATGTCTAGTTCACCATCTTTATAAAAACCTGTGCCATTATTAATTGATTTAGGACCGTGCATATAAATTAAACATTGATGAGTGCATCCTTTATTTAAATCAATGTGTGGTCTTGGTTTATCAGTAGCTCCTACCATAGTGTAAAGAGAAGGATAAACGTATTTAGAAATTTCGTAATGAAAGTGTTCTTGTATTAATTTTTTTATTACGATTTGTAACTCACAATTATCTGGTAAATAATGTACGTGCCAAAAAGTGCCATCGAATGCTTTTCTTATTTCAGCTTCAGGTGGAGCATACTCTATGCTCACCATCTCGTTTACAATTTTGGTATATATGTCGTTATTAAAAAAATTTTCTTTTACAAATATACTTGACACTATTTAGGTGTTTGACCAAGCATATCTTTTAATGATGGAGCAAATACTTTAACATCTCGTCTGATCTTTTCAGCAGTTGTTGAAGTGTTTGGATCATCTATGTCAGCCTGCATAGCTTCTTCTGATTCGTATTCCTGACCAGTATCTACATTTGTTAATGTTGTTTCAGTTTTTACTTTATATCTAGGAATAACTCTTCCATCTTCTAATGTAACAGTTCCTATTTGTTCTGCGGGTTCAATTATCGGCATTATCCCTCCAATGAATATTAAAACTTAAAATAACCCTATCTTCTTTAGAATTATTTATTTTAACCTCATGTTGTAACCATGATGGGAAAAAAATCAATGAATTTTCTTTTGGTTCCCATTGTACGCTATGAGCGAGGTGTATGGAGTGATCTGTTATTTTTGGGGGTGATAACACCTCTGCCTGTGGTTTAGGCTCTAGAAACACTAAATTACCGCATTTAGGGGGTACTTTTAGATAGTAAACTCCAGACAGGTAACTGTTAGGATGTGTGTGTACATTATTTCTAGATCCGGGTGGATTAATTATGCCCCATAAATCTGCCATTTCAGGCACGTATTTATCTATAACCCCTAAATGATTAAAACACTCATTAGCTGCAAATAAAATATCACCTACAACAGGTTTAAATTCTTCGTCCTTGTAAAGCTTGTCGTGACTGTGCCAACCTCCTTGATTTGACCTTGGCAGACCTTTTTCATCTTTAGCTTTTAGTTCGTAAAGTCTATCTATTAAATGACCATGACCTTTAATTTCTGTCATCATGACAGGCGTAATAAATAGTGATTGTAAATCCATTCTTTTTCTCCTTACAGTTGACCTTTCGTAACCTCCATATCAGCTACAGTTATGTGAACTTGATTCGCTGCGTTAGCTTGTACTTTCAACACGTCAGATTCTTGCAAGACAATCATGCCTCCAGTAATTCCGTCGTGCTGATTTAATAAATCCACCGTTGCTCCTGCAGCTATGCTTTTTTGGTGAAACTGTTTAAATGTTGCAGAACTTCTAACTGTTTGTACGTCCAAAAGTGTAGCACTACCAGAATCATTACAAACAATTAAAGATTTAATTATTATAGTAGTTGGCGGAACAGGTGGTGTAGCACCCGGATTAGCTGTTGGCACAGTTATTAAAGTTGTTAGGTCTGTCGAAGTGACATCCAACATAGGTCCTCTGAATGTATTAGCCAAGGAAAAAACCCTCCGACTCTGCCTCTTCTCTTAAATCTTGTTGATAGTTCGTATTTAATAAAAGTATAATTTGATCAAGTAGCCTAATCATCTGGTCAAACTGACCGGGATCGTATTCTTGTGTAGCGTTTGGTAATCTAGTTATATTTATTTTAGCCATTATCTTCTTCCATCAGGTCTTATTTGCAGCTTCTGTGAACCAAGTCTCCACGCTGTATCATCTACACTATTTGTTGTGTATCTAATTTTAACAGCCCTACCTCTGCCTCTTACATTAATTTTTTCTGTTGTGCTAGTTATTGTGCCACTAGTCGTTACGTTAGCTGCAGATTGAGGGTATTGTTCTAACGTTAATTGTGCCGTCATTGTGTTCGCTAAATTGTCAAAATCTGGTACTAATTTACTTACTGACATTAGTTGATCTCCATCCGCTATTTCAACAGATCCTGTTTCTAAGAACGCTGTAATAGCCGTTCCGTCCGCCTGATTATTACCTGTTTCATGTTCGTATATAGAAGATGCACCAGCGGTTAATCCAAGTATGCTCGTAGCATTTGCAGTGGCGGATGCGCTGTACTCAGTAGCTATTGGTTTTTCATATACATAAGCACCTAGCCAAGTAGTTCTTCCTAAACTTACTGTATACCATGTTCCTTCCAAATAATTATATGCAACTGCTCTGTCTATTTGTGTAGCATTTGCCGATGGGTAATACCAAATTATTTCATTATATGCTGTGTTTAAACCCACAGCTATGTCGTTTTTATTTGTATAACTTAAGTCATCAAAAACAAAATCTTGTACAGAACATGGCATCTTTTTGACAACACCATCATATAAATAAAAAGCATTATCGGACATCCAATATGCTTTACCATTTACTTCTATAGCTGCATGCTGTGCTATTAAACCAGCATTTGCACCGAGTTGTCTAAGACCAAACGTAAAAGGTGTGCCAACAAATTGTATCCCGTGTAACGAGGTATCTGTCCAAACTAGTATTTGACCTGTGGATTTAACAGCACCAACGATTCTAGATCCATCTGTTATTCTCAAAGATCCAGCTTCGTTTGTGGCAACAGGAGTGTAATCTGTTGCATCTTCTCTGTCTGAAAATCTAAATAATAGATCGTCTTGTGTAGCTGTATTACCTATAGTTGTTTCTGTTCCAAATATTAACAAATGTCTTGTATCCGTAGAAACTATACTAAATCTTGATGCAGTGGGAGCATTAGACAAAGCTGTGGCTCTTGCTCCTAAACCACCAGAGGTATCCCAAATAAATGTGCCACCATTTAAAACTGTTGCAATTAAATCCTCACCAAAATTATCTAATGACCAATTTCTACCTTCAATGACAACATTAGAGGAAGACCTTGGTGTATCCCAAGTGCTAGCTCCCCAAGTTTCTGTGCCCCAACCATATCCATATGTAGATGATGTTGGACCCGGATTAATTTGATAACTTGCATCTGTAGAGCCTCCTCCTGCTGCTGTGGTGCCAGATGCGTTTGTCCCAGCATTTATTGTATAGGTGTTGCTCGTTGGCACAGTTAAAATTTCAAACTCAGCGTTAAAATCTATACCATCTACCACGTTTGTAGCAGAGCCATTATCAAAAGTAACGAACGCACCAACTTCAGCTTGATGAGCGTTGTCGGTTACTGTTACTGTGGCAGAGCCACTTGATGTAGCAAAAGGATTCGTAAGACTAGCGGTTCTTCTTATGGGAGTAATATCGTATACTTTACCCTCAGAAAAAATATATAGTTTTCTATCTGAACCTAAAGCTAAATATCTTGTACCATCCAAGCCTATCCAAGAGTGTGTATCTCTAACGGCACCAACCACCGTGACATTTGGATTAGGCAAATTAACCCATCCACCCCATCTTTCTGGTTTACCATAATGAAATCTTACAAAGTCAGAATCAACATATTTACGCTGATCTCCAGCAGAATAGGCGGTGTCTTGTTTATCTACACCGGGCTTAAACTTAAGATCCACTAATTTCATAATTTAATAATAAATTACTTATTGTTTTGAGGCAAGAATTGAGTTCCAACATTGCCTCTAAATGCATAATTACCGTAATGAGTCATACCGCTCATGATATCTGCGTATATTTTGCCCCCCATATTTTGCCATAAACGACAGAAAGCATAGTCTTCTGAAAGATATCTTTTAGTTTGTGGTTCTATCATCGTGTCAAAAAAAGTGTAATTCCACTCCGATGTTTTGTGATAGTCAAACTCTTTGTCATGGGATTGATTAATATGTTGGTCAGGCACAAACTTTAATTCTGGATACTGTTTTGCCATTTTTTTAAATACCTCTCTTTTAATTAACATAAAACCAGTTGGGCCGTCCATGACCTCTATAAAACCTTTTTCTAGTAATATCCTATCAGGATCTTTTACATTTAAATTATACTGTAACGAAGCTGCAAGCAGCTCATCTTCAGACATATCTGGTTTTTCTTTCAATCTTTTTTTAACCTTAATCCAATCAATAGTTTTTCTAGGATAGATACCTGTTACGACGTCTTTGTTGTAGTCAAGCATTCTTATTACTGCTTCAGGATTAAAAGCTAGATCAGCATCTATAAATAATAAATGAGTATAGTCACCATCCATGAATAATTGCACTAAAGTGTTTCTAGCTCTAGTTATTAATGACTCATTACCGATTGTTCCAAACTGTAATTCTATTTTTTTAGATGCAGCTAAAGCAACAAGTTGCATGCAACTTTTAAAATAATCTGCTGTTATTACGCCACCATAACAAGGAGTGCCTATAAATAATTTATTTTTCTCCATCGTAAGGATTCCAATTTTTTACGTACTCACCCATGTAATTTGCAGCTAAAGTAATTCTTGTTTGATCACTTGTATTTGGTGACACAGAATGTGTCTGACATCCAGTGAAAAAAATTACACTACCCTCTTTAGGTTTTACTAATTTAATATTGGCGTCTTCGTTTTTTTTGCGTAACCGAAACCTATCATTTCTGTGAAAAAAGAAATTACTAGGAGAGTGTTCCGATGAAACATAGTAAACAGCAGAAAGTAAACAATTATGTTCGTGCTCTTGAGCCCATTGATTCTTATCAAACCAGTTTATCCACCCGTCCATCGGACTTAGTTTAGGAGCCTCCCAGCCCTCTTGTTCTATTGATTTTGTAATAGTAGCAGCAATTATTTCTATAATATTAAAAACTGCAGGATACCTTGCAAAAGAATCCCAAGCTGTTTTGTGAGCTCGCACAGGTCTGTCTTGAAAATTCTCTGTGCTAAAATTATGTATAGCTTTGTTTTTCTCAACTAAAACTATGTTTTCTATTTCTTTCTTCCAATGCTCGTGATCCGGCATCATAAAAGACCAAACGTAATCTGTAAAAACTTCTTGTTTATCTACTTTAATTTCCATACTTAACCTCCAAAAAAACCAAAAGATGCCACGATTCTAGGTGTTATAGATATAGCTTTGTGTCTACTACCCCTTGAAACAAACAATAAATCACCTTTTTCTATTTCATAAAAATTATCCTCTACCTTATAAACGGTTTTCCCATACAAACCCAGTAGAAAAACATCCTCTCTGTCCACATGAGATGGACCAGAATTTGATGCGAAAGAATAAAACAGTCTACAACCATCCTCTTCATTAAAATTATATTGAAAAGTTTTTCTTAAAAAATTTAAAATATAAACAAAAGGAGAGTAAGATCCGTCAACAGGAGTCGACCAAGTTTTTTCGTATGATCCGCCATGATCAACGGGACATGTGTAATGCTCAATAAAACCGATTAGAAAATTAAAATCATAATCTATTTCTAAATCTGTGAATTTTTTTATGTGCGTTGTTTTTTTATCTTTTATTGTCTTAAAATTATCTGAATTAATTAACATATTTGTATATTAGATGATATTATAATTCTTTCACCGTCATGATAATTTTCACCTTTATGTAATAAATTACTTGGAAAAATTATAAATTTGCCTACTTCAGAGGGTAAATCAAACTGATCTTCCATGCTCGTTAAATTAGGACTATGAAAAGTTGTGCCACCTATGGCAGATAAATATAAAATACTTGAAAAGTTATTGGTCCCACCGTTTAAAAAATTTGCGTGTTTATGTGTATCATGAACACTATTTTTATTATAAAAGGCCGTCCAATATTCAAATACATTAAAAGTATTGAAACGATTTACCATTGAGTACATTAGTTTTTCATACTCATGCAGTTGTATTGGATTATTGTAATCTGAATAATAATCACCAACTCCTCCATGATTAGAAAATACTAGACTTCTTTTTTTTATTTCTTCTTTTTTTAGTAGCACTTCATTTATCAAAGGCTCTATCTCCTTGTTTGTAAATTTAAAAACAAATATTTTTGTACAAAAAAGTTCTAAATTTTTATCTTGTTGCATACTCTACTTTTAAAAATTCATCGACTATTTTTTTAGGCTCAATCTCAACACAGTATGGGTACTCTGATGTTATATTAGTATTGTTTTCATAACCAAACATTTCTGGTTTTGATGTGCCCCAAAGCACAACACCCTTTTTATTAAATGATTTATTTGCACACATATGTTGTAATGCGCTATCAATAGATATGAAAGATACACAATATTTAGCAAGTATCATAAAATCTATTTTGTCCACAAATTTTGGATTGCCACCAAAGTTATTAAAAGCCATGGTGTTTAGTAAAGGCTCTTGCTCATTGTTGTGCCCAAACACAATTATATTTACACCTGGTAATGCCTCTCTTAATAAGTTAACAACTTCTTGTCCTTGATTATAGTTTCTCCCTGCATTTTCTAAATCATAGTTTTCTATCTTTACACTTTGTCCACCTGTAAACTGCACTAAAATAAACTTACCCAACTTCATTATGTCTTTTTCTAGTTCTTTCTCCCTTCTTTCGTTAATGAAAAAATTAGGTCTTCTGTCATTATTGTCTGGCAAGTCATACATTTGTCGCCAATAATCAATGATGTGACAATCGCCTTTTAAAAAATTAGATCTGTACGGTTCATTATAAAAAACATTCCAATAATTATTGAAGAAAGTGTGTGTATGATCGTGCAAAGGTAGTATATGTAAAGGTGTAGAGAAAGCAACTCGTTTGTCATGTTTAAAAAGTTCTGGCCAACTTGACATGATACAAATTTTTCTTAAAACAGTTAGATCGTCTAGTAGCGAAGTAAACTGTAAATGTTTGCCCACTCCACCATCTAAAATATGTATGTCCGCTAATTCATCTTGTTGCATATTCTACTTTCAAATATTCTATTTTTCTAACCCATCCTCTTGGTATGGCTATAGCTCCACCTCCATGGTTGTCATCTTTATCAATACACCATGATCGCATGATTACAATTTTGTCATCATTGTTTACAACCATGTATCCTACTTCTTGACACACGGCTAATGGAGCATCTACTATCTCTTTGTAAGGTAGCCAACCAGTTTCCGTGTCCTTAGCGTCTAACCACGTGATACGAACCATGGGAAATTTTTCCGTATCTGACATACTATTAAATCGTTAACCTGCCCATATTAAAGGACCTTCCTTTTTCATCTTTGCCAAAAGCTCCTTTAGCAAAAACTTCAAATGCCAAACACAATCTAGGATTAGTAGTAGTGTGTGTTCCCATAGAATGCTCTAGTGCAGCATCAAAAATTATTAAATCATTTTTTTCAGGAAAATAACTTAATTTCTCTTGATTAAATTCATTGTCACATTCGTACGTGTATTTTAAATACTGGTATTGTCTTCTTTTTTGAAAACTAATGCAATCCATGCCTTCATCTAAATTTAAATATAATACCCCTGTAAAAAAAGAGTTTATATGATCATGAAAAATACCACTAGAGTACGCTTTATTTATATTTATTAACCAAGACCTAGTGATATAAAATTTTAAATCTTTATTTATTTGTAAAATATCTGCAGTAAATTTTTGAATGTGAAGATCTATCTGTTTTTTAATATCTTGAAAAGCTTTCTGATCAAGAATATTATCACTTATTGAATATTGTTCGTCCTCTTTAGAGAAATCTACGCCAGATATGTCATAGCTTTTAATGTCTAAGTTATCTTTATAAATTATCTCGGGAAATATTTTAAAGATCATTCTGCTTTGAATTCAGCATCTTTTGGCACCAAACGTAAATTAAAGGACACAGATCTTCTTTCTTCATTTGGCGTACGGAATGGATAAACCATGTGTGTCAGCCAAGAAGGAAACAAAAATATGTCACCAACTTCTGGTGGATGTTGTAGTTTGTGTCCGCTAAAAGTTTTTGGATCTCCACACATAAAAATAATATCACCAACGCTAGGATAATGATCCTCCGCTGCTCTTTCTTTTTCTATGCTTTCTGGCATCTTTGTATAAAACACACCAGATAAATCACCATCGTGCATGTGTGCAGGGTTAAAGTCTCCCGCCCATTGGCTCACGGCCCACATTGATTCAATTACCATTTTGTTAACCTTCTCAGCTTGTAAAGTTTCACTAGCTGGTGGTATGCTTAAATATTGTTTAACCATCTCACCAATTAAAAAAACTAATTGATGTCCATCTTTATCAATCCACTCTGGTGGCATACGAACTTCTTGTTTTACATTACCAGCTAAATTAGGGGACCAATCCCATTGTTTAGCTAATTTAGGATCACCTAAAAGCTCATCACACTTTTTATTAACTGTATTTAATATAAAACCAGGAACTTTACCCTTTACTATAGTAGGTCCAAAAGGTCTAATTGCATCAAACTTTAATTTAATTTCTTTTTTAACTTCCTCCATGGGAACACCTCATTCTTTTTCTATTGTCATATAGCAATAATTTGCCTATAAATATACAATTAAATAGGCTTAATTTACAAGGCCAGCCTCCTTGCACTAAAACAATCATGATTTGCAGAAGGAGAGCATGCTAAAAAAAATATTTAAAGCTGCAAAGAAAGCAGCCCCAATTATCGGTGCAGGACTAGGATTTCTAGCTGGTGGACCTGTATTAGGTTCTGCTTTAGGTGGAGGTTTAGGTAGTTTAGTTGCAGGTAAAAGCCCAAGAGATGCACTTAAATTTGCAGCATTATCTGGATTAACAGGTGGAGCATTAAGTAGATTTGGTGGGTTACAGGCTGGACAAGGTCTAGGTGGATTACTAGGAAAATCTGTGCCGGGACAGACTCTTGGAGCTGCAGGCTCTGGATTAGCACCGGGAAGCACAGGTGCTCTTACGCGAGCTGTCGCTGCTCAAGCGCCTAAACAAAGTGTTTTAGGATCAATAGTTAATTTTGCAAAAGCCAATCCTCTTAAAACGGCAAGTGCAGTGTTAGGATTAGGAGCTTTAGCTGGAGCAGGAGAAGAAGAAAAGAAAAGATCACAGTTTGAAGATGTATACGGAACAATGGACCCACTCAGAGATTTAGATGACGCTGGCATAGGTGGTGTAACAACAGTGCCATTTTCTCAGTACGGACCTAATTTATTAAACAGGGCTATGGGTGGAGAAATAAATGGATTAAAAGAAGCCGGATTAAAAGATGGTGGTTTCCCACGTAAAAATGGTAAGATAGCAGGACCAGGGACAGAAACAAGTGATGACATACCAGCGATGTTAAGCGATGGTGAATTTGTTATTAATGCAAAAACTGTAAGAGGACTTGGACGAGCTATGGGTGGTGAAGGAACAAAAGAGAGTAGAGACAGAGGATCAAAATTCTTGTATAGTTTACAAAGAAAATATGGAGATAGAGCATAATGGTTGATGAAGTAATACAACGAACGCAACAGGCTCCTTTTATTGAGAGAAGAGCAGAGCAGTTACTTGCGTCTGTGTTTGGTGATCCAAATGCAGTAAAGAGAGCAGGAGAAAGCGATGCTGATTTTAATCTACGTAAGTTTGGTCGAGCAGGTATTGCTCAAAATATTCCAGCATTTCAGTTTGCAGGTTTTACACCTGAACAGACAAGAGCTTTTGGATTAGCAAGTCAAAACGTCGGGGCTTTTCAACCCGCCATACAACAAGCAACAGGCACTCTAGGTCTTGCAGGAGCTGCTTTAACAGGAGCAGGACAACAGGCTCTCGGTGCAACACAAGCATTTGATCCTACACAATCACAACGTTTCATGGACCCATACCAACAGAACGTTACACAACAAGCTTTACAAGAATTTGATCGTCAAGCTCAAATTGCACAGTCTAATTTAGCAACACAAGCGCAAAGAGCAGGGGCTTTTGGTGGCTCACGTTTTGGTGTACAAGAAGCAGAACTAGGTCGTAATTTACAAGACATAAAATCAAGAAGAATATTTGAAGATTTATCAAGAAACTTTCAACAAGCTCAAAGAGCTGCGATGGGTGCACAAGAATCACAGCAAAGAAGACAGTTGGCTGCAGCACAACAGTTAGGTGCTACAGGTCAAGGTCTCGCTAGTCTTGGACAAAGACAAGCTGGTCTCGGTGCTCTCACTCAACAACTAGGACAGGCAGATATACAATCTCTTTTAGGTGTTGGTGGTATCCAACAGCAACTAGGACAGGCTCAACTAGAGGCTCAAAGAAGACAACAACTAGAGGCTCAACAAGAGCCATTCAGAAGACTAACATTTGCTAGTGATATACTACGTGGTGTTCCAAGTAGTGCGATTCAGTTCACTCAACAACCTTCTGTCAATC